GGAATCTCCGACACGATGTAGCAGAAAGAGCGAGAGTAATTGAAGAAGCAGCCAAAGCGAAGGTAAAAACTCCCGAAGAAATTGCAGCCGAAACGTCGGCAGCACAGGAAAAAGCGAGATTAGAAGCAGAAGAACCCGCATGGGCGAAAGCTGCACGTATCAAACAGGAAGAAAAATTGGCAGAGTTGGAAAGACAGCTCGCAGGTGTAACAACCGCCAAGACAATCGACCAATTGAAAACAACTCTAATATCGAAAAATAAGACTGCTTACACAGAGGAATCATTAGAGAAAATTGCAAAACGCTTTGATTTTACAAAGGAAAATGCAGAGACCGATTTTGAAGATATGTGTAAAGATTTCGCTACTCCAATCGGGGTAACACCACCTGCCGGTGTGGGAAGTATTCAGAACCCGACTGCTGCCGGTTTTGCAGTACAAAAAGAAGAATTACAAAAACAGGGAATAATCCCAAAAGACGAATTAAAATCATAATAACATGAATACAGACAATTATGGTGTTTATGGGTCGGAATCGAAACAATTTGGTGGCACATATCCGGTATGGAAACATATTGATAATGATGGCATCGAAGATGGTGGAGGCAAGTTGAAAGTCGTTGCAGATTTTCCAACTGAATATCCTGTCGGTACAATCATCCCATGCGGTACACCTGTAAATCTATCCGCAGGCATTTTGACTATCCTTCCAACTTATGAGTTGGCTGCTGATATTTTAGCAACTGACACAGTTATCAAATTCAATGCAAATGCAACCGCTAAACCTATCAAGGTTGGTGATTTCTTAATGGCTGCTCCTGCTACTGTAGGCACAACCGGAACTGCATATACTGTTGGTGCTGTAGCTCTGAATGCAGGGAATTACGAAGTAACTATTGCAGCAGATGCTTGGGGTCACACAGCTAAAGCCGGTGACATTTTCGTAGCTGCCAACGGTACTGGTGCTAACAAATCAATCGCAGTAGTACCTACAGGTCTATTGAGACGTGAAGTATATATTGGTGCAGGTGCTACAGTAGCGACCGGTGCAAGTGTATTCTTTGGTAATATTCTGTCAGACAGAATTCCGCCAATTCCTGCGTGTGTGAAATCAGTATTACCACAAATCAAATTTACACCTGAATCATAATGAACGCAACTGGACTAAATTATCACGACTTGCTGCAAGCAGCAGGTGTGAGCGGACAAACTTTTCAAGCCTTTATTGATGGCTACTTTGCAAACAAATATAATGCTGCCATGTGGGATGGCTTTACATTTGATACTGCACCTATGTTAGATTACACTTACCAACAGTTCCAATCGGAATTGAAGTTGAATGTAATGGCAACCTACGTCAATCCTGATTCTCCTGCCAAAGCGAAATCTACTGAGGGCTTCTCTCTATTGAGTGGAACAATCCCAACCATGAAAGATGCTTTGGTACGTGATTCGAAAGAAATGCGTGACTTGATGAAAATGCAAATGGCAAGTGGTGACAACACCGTAAACTTGGCTATTGCTCAGTTATACAAAACTGTTGACTCATTGATTGGCTCACATACCAATTCTATTACTTATCAACGTAACCAAATGGTTTCTCGTGGTAAGTTAGAATTACTTGACACCAACAACCCAAATGGTTTGACCAACGTAACTTATTCAGCACAAATACCTGCTGCTAATATCGTAACCCTTGCCGGTAATGATAAATGGTGGACTGATGGTACAACTCGTGCAGCAGAAGGTTCGACTGCTGACCCTATTACAGTTATCGAAGCTGAAATCCAAAAATTGCAGGATGCCGGTGTACAGGCTATCACAATGGAAATTGACAAACTGACTTTAAAAGCAGTTTTGAAACATTCCAAAGTATTAGCTGCTATCGGTTATAGCCTGAATCCACTGGTTGCCAGTTCCGATATTGCAAAAGCAATTGCTACTAATTTGAGTTACAATCAAAAAGTTGCTGCTTTTGAAGGTCTGTTTGAAGCTACATTGAAAGTAACTGATGGTATTGCTTCTGTTGAAAAACTCAACAGGGTAACTCACAAACCTGAAATGACCCAAATGCGCTCATTCCAAGCAAACGTAATTGCCATGTACCCAACTGGAAACATTGGTACAATCAAGCACGTATTGCCGATTATGCCCGCTACCGGCTTCAACGGTTCTTTGGCTCAGTATTTCAATGGTTCATTACTGTTGCGTACTTATAGTGACATCAATACTAACGTTCAGTATTTCAATACAGAACAAGCAGTGTTGACAGTAATTGACAAGCCTAAATACTTCCATATTCTCAATATAGCCTAATTAGATTGCCATGATGACCATTGAATCTTATTTGCAGGGGAAATTCGAATACCAATTTTCTGCTTTGAATATCCAAAGCACTTTAGAGGGTCGAGGCATCGAGTTAGGCACTCCACACACAGATGTTAGCGAAAAGAATACAGATTTGGCATTGTCAGACCTGTATTCGATTCTCGCTAATGTAACCAATGGGGGGGGTAAGAGAATATCAAAAGGTAATAGGACTGTAACTGAAAAAACCTATTCTTTTGGAATTACCGATAGACAAAATTTTAGAAATGAGTCTATTAGGTTACGTCAAAAGTGGGATGAAGATGTCGAAGTAGTTCCTAGTGTCAGATTTGAAAACATGTTCGAATGAAGGTAGTAAATGGATATGAATATCCTGATGTATGTGTCATTTCACGAGCGAGTGGAGAGACAGATGATTCAGGGGTTGAGATACTAACACCACTGTATGATGGGGTCTGTGAAATCCAATATGGAGGAAACGGAAACACTGCATTATTAGGTGAAAATTACCAGTCACAACCGACACTTTTTATTCCTGTGAGTAATGTAAAATTTCAGATAAATGACATAGTTGTCGTGACGAGTTTAAATGACCGTGTTTCTGAATACTCCATAGAACAGTTTGAGAGCCTAGGCGACTTTGATGATACATGTATTTGGCTAAAAAGCGGTGTAGAATGAGTAATGAACAAGTGATAAATGCAAAGATGCAAAAGTTCGTTGAAACGAAAGTTCACAACGATATTTTAAATGTCTTGGAGCGTATCGCAGACAGAATTATTCTTTACCTCGAAAATGATGTGATACCGGTAGATACCGGCAATTTACAGGATTCAACCGGAATAGGGATTTATCATGGTGACGTATTGAAACGATACATTCCTACGAAAACGGCTACCGAAGCGAGAGCAAACGGAAAGAACAGTCCCATATATCCTAAATCTCTCACAGAGAGGATGAATATTTGGGGACATGACGAAATACAAAGAGCTATTAATGAAGGTGCTATGAAATATAGTAATGATTATTGCTTAGTAATTTTTTCATCCATGCCTTACGCTAAGATTGTCGATGCAAGGACTGAGTATTTCGAGAAAATAATATCCGAATTGAAACCACTGGTTGTACGAGTTTTAACCCAAGTCAATACAAGATGAAAGTAACAGATTTCAACCCATTATCTGAACTGTCCCTAGTTCTGCAAAACGCAGGGATTTCAGATACAATATATGAAAACGGTGTTCCAACGAGCAGCTTGCCAACCTCATTTATTTCGGTTATGCAGAACGGTTCAATGAAACCCAAAACAATGAAAATGAGCTATGCAGAAGGATTTCTAATCATTTCCATTAGTGTCAAATTACTATCAACAGGTGAGGTTAATTCCAAAAAAGAAAAACTTATTCTAAATACAATAGGAAGCCTTTTTGAAAATAACAAAACCATTGAGTCGAACAACTATTCATTTAGTCTCGATGTAAAAAATTTAGGTACTGGTGCACGAGGAATTTCAAGCGGTTACTCAACAAAAATTATCAATTTACAAGTAAAAATTTATTAAAAAGTATCTATCATGGCTGCTAAACAAATAACTAAATTAAACTCAGTTTCTACTATATTCAGTGGAATTTCTGACATCGCAATTTGTGTTGATTCGCCTATTGACTATTCAACTGCAACATTGCAATCTTTCATTTCTTGGAAATCATTAAGTGATATAAAGTTGGATTCAACATCATTCACTGGTGATGCTCCTACCGAAACGCAGGTAAAGAACGAAAAAGGTTCTGTGGTTGTAACTACTGCTGTTGCAGGAACTAACAAACTGGAATTCATTTGTTACGACACTGCTGCTAATATGCTCATTAAGTTCCTAAATGGCGTTGACAAATCCCCAGTATTCGTTGCTGACGACGTATTTGCTATTGGTTCAACAGTAACCGGTTATGGAACTGCATTACCAATTGTAACATGTCCAATTATGGTTGTGAACGATGTTGCTAGTCAAGCTGTATGTTTCCCATACGCCAAAATCGTTTCTGAGGTTTTGCTTGATAGTAAAGTACTTGCAATCAAATGTACTGTTACAGCGCAAAATATAGCAACAACCGGATTATCAACCGCAATGCTTATTCGTGGCGCATTGGACGTTGCAACAGTGTAATCATTTTATTTCTTATCCCAAGAAAAG